TTACTTTCAGTATACCACTATATGTAGTAGTTTATGTGTTATACCACCTATATTTAGTAGTTCAGTATTTATACTACTATATCTTGCGTAGTTCAAGAGATATACTACGGTAGTTCAATATTTAGACTACGGTAGTTCATATTTTATACAACGGTAGTCCGTCAGATATACTAAAACTATAAGCATTAACTATATCTATTAACAATAAGCATATAACAATAGAGAGTGATAGAATATAAAAGATGGAAATAACAGAACAGTTTTGTAAAAAGTGTGGTGATTTATTATTACCAAGCGATGTTCTTATCATCTGCGATGCGTGTCTTTATGAAAAAGCGTAAAACAGTAGATGACTACTTTGTAGAACAAATAGATTTGTATATGGAAGAAGAGGAATGAGAGATATATTTAGAATTTACGGTTTGACCGATGAAGATATTTTAGAAGACCTTAACGGGTTTGCTATCCAAGAAGAAGAATAATGTGGAAAAAGTTTCTTGAGATAGAAGATAAAATTTTTTCTGCTCCATACAAGTGGCTAGTAAAAAAAGGCATTGTTGTAATGCTTGAAGTTTCTGAAAGAATCTACATGACTATGGAAGATTTATACGAATCTAGATACGAAGAACCTTATCGTGGTAATCCAAATTTTCCCGGCGATGATTAATACTTGACAGAACAGCTTTGGTGTAATATAATCGATTCATCGACAATTTAAGGAGAGAGAGATTATGGACAATCCATACGATGATTCTAATCTTGTAGCTTTAGGCGATTCACTTAACTCAGTCGATACAAGTAAAGACATTAGCAATGTAACAAAAATCATTGGTGTCGGATTATCTTGGAATGAATGGGTTGAGTGTGTTCAGTGGCTATCAGTTAGATTTACAAAAGGTGATGACGCACCGAGTGAGTGGCCAGAAACTTACATCAAAGCAATGTTTGCTGATTTACAATATTGGTCATTCGATGACATTCAAAAAGCATTAATTAAGTTACACAGTGAGGGAAGGTCTTATGCACCAAACTCATCGCAGATTATTGGAATGTGTAACAAACTAGGATTTACACAAGTAATGAGCAAAGCTCAAGCAGACAGAGCTGCTAAAGGTCAATACTCTGAATGTATTTCAGGAGCTAATCATGACTTTGTTGATTGGGGTTGGGAGTATGACGAGGTAGGTAATCCAATTTTTACTGAATGGTGTTTAAATACGCCAAATGTAAATGTTCCACCTTGTTATGCAGAAAGAACAAAAGCAGAATCTACTCTTACTCAAACACAAATGAACATGAAGCCAGAGCCAATGACTAGAGAGAGATTTATCTGGACTATGAACAAGATGAATCTTGATAAAAAACAACAGGATGAACTGTTACAATATAGAAATAAGCTTCAATCAGAAAAAGACTTACCTAATTACAAGGAAGAAGAATGAGAGATAAATTTATACAAGATATTGCAGGCGATAAAATTGACGTCGTACAAGATGCAATGAGTTTTTATATTAGTTTGAAAGCAAAAGATAATTCTGTACTTGTTTTAGATGAATTACAAAAAAATCTCTGGCGACTTCAACAACCTGACAAAATGTTTTCAGTTGAATTTAAAGATGATGACAATGTTTTTAATACATTAAATTTTGCAGAGTGGTTAGAAGCAAGTATTACAAACTGCATAATGAAAATTGATTCATTAGAACTTGAAGACGACATGATTAAGAAAGATAAGTATAACGGTGAAGAGTTTACACAAAGCTTGATTGGTTTATATCAAAGCACAGGTATTAGAAAACTTACAGACTTTGATAAAAGAACTCACGGTTATTTTGCATTGTGGAATTATGATGATGAAAAAATGACAATGCAATATGCTATCAAAGAGATTATGACTGAGATAGTAAGAACTGTAATGAAGTCAAATGACATCTTTGGAAGTGAGGAAGCTGTTCATGTTACAGTTGCAGATGTTTTTTATGTATTAGAAGATATTAGAGAAAGAATTACAAGTGCCAAACTTCCTCAAAAAAGAGATGAAGACTCAGAGTTAAGTGATGATGCCGCAGATTTGATATCTAAGGCAATGTTTGCTGATAAAGGTTATGTTTTATCAGTTCTTGACTATTTGATGGAATAAGGTATTATATTACGGTAGTAGGTAATTAGGTATTACTCGGGTTAGTAAACTCAACCCTGTAAGCAGACTCGATGGGAGCGAAACCCTCTACTACCACAAGACGATAGGAGAATATATGAAATTACATAAATGGAACATACAGTTCTTAGGTCAAAGACAATATCTTGCTCCAGACTTGGATACTGCAAGAAAAATGGCCACTGAAGATATTAAATTTGCACCACCACAAATGGGACTATCTATAAATGGTCATATGGACTTAGGTCCAGTAGTTGTTGAGGAGGAATAATGGTTGATGCAAGAGTAATTAAAGTTACATTTGCTATTACTGGTGAAATAGAGATTCGTGATTTTGGTGATGATTATATTACTTTTAGAAACGATGGTGAAATGAAAAGATTTGATGAGAAGCATGCCAAATCTATTATTGAAAGAAATATAAAAGAAAAAGGCCTTGATGCTTATGAGCATAGAATTCAAACTAAATCTAGATTTATGAGAGAAGATGAGTTTCCTCAACCAGTAGAAAGTGGAGCTGATGAACCGCCATTTTAATAAATGGACTTTTTTCAAAAAGAAAAAAAGACGTAACAAAGATTTAGAGGAACTTATTGAGCAACTTCAAGAAAAAAAACGAAACATGAGAAGGTTAAAGAAAGCTTTTGATGAACTCAATGAGATGGACAATAGACTTGTTATGAGCTTGGACTTTAGAGAAGATATAATGAGATTTGACGACAAAGATTTAGATAATCTTATAGAACAACTATTAGAAGAGGAATAATGGATTTTGAATTTAAAGTTTTAGATGGTTCTTGGAACAAAAGCGACCAGCCAACTAAAGCAGAACTTATTCTTATGAAGCTTTATGAATTAGAAAGTTTAATATTTATAAATAAACTAAGTGAGCCATCAAAACTTAAACATCCAAACGAACATGCTCAATGGTTAAACCAACAAGGTGCACTTGAAGAAACCTACAGAATATTTTTAATCAACTTAGATAATAATGACATTGTACTTGAAGAAATAATTGAAGACATTGTCAGTTTCGATTCAGACATTTAAAACGTAGCTTGGGCAACCAAGTTATAGGGACGATACGAGAGGGTATAATACATAGTATGTCGGTTGTGATTGAGGCAACTCATTCACGCTCACCGATACCCTCCCATCGTCGACTCTCTTCGGAGAGTCGTATCTAAAATCAGTTTGGTATAATTAATTTATGAACTTACAAATAAAATCATCAAGGTCTGTATTAGTTACAGATAGTGCAGTAAAAAAACTTTTAGAACTTAAAGAAGTAGAAGGTGAAGAAAGTTTTTTAAGAATGGCAGTAAAGCCGGGTGGCTGTTCTGGATTATCTTATGAAATGTTTTTTGATACAGATAAGTTTGATAATGACATATTCGAATCTTTTGAAGGTGTGGAGATTGGAATAGATTCTCAAAGTTTGCCACACATAAAAGGTTCTACACTAGATTACAAAGAAGGCCTTATGGATTCTGGTTTCTCAATCGATAATCCAAACGCAACAAGAACTTGTGGATGTGGAGACAGTTTTAGCTAAAATTTTTTTATATAAGATTTGACAAATAAATATGTCTGTGATATGGTGATAAAGTACAACCAAAAAAAGGAATAATAATGGAAAATGAAAATACAATAGAAGAAGTAATAGACCATGGGATTTATCAATTTGAAGATACTGACCCAAAAAGGGCAATGTCTGAGTTATCAGTGGACTTTACTTTTATTGCTTCTACTGAATTAGAAGAGGCAGTAAAGATTGTGGAAGATGCACTTAAAGATAGTGGACTTACATACACTATTGATATGTGGACTACTCCACAAGAAGATTAAGTATAAACTTATTTGACAAATAAAATTAGTTGTGGTATACTTAATTATAACTATTAAGAAAGTCTTAGTAGTTCTGACCGGAAGGAAAAATAGTGAAAAGAAAACCAAAAATATATAAGAATCAATATCAAGTAAAGATAATTGAACATAAGATTGTGACAGTGGAAGCTGATTCAGAACAAGATGTAATAGATTATTTTACACCAAACAATGGTCTTTATCCAAGAATTAGAACTACAGTTCGAAATTCTATGGGAGACATTATTGGTAACAGGCTTGTAAAGAAATCAGCAAAAGTGATTTCAAAAAAGCTAACTCAAGGTGAAGCTGATAAAAGAGCTAAAGCTAAAGAGACTAGACTTAGAGGTCAAATAGTTTGTCAATCTTGTGAAGAACCTAGAACAGCTCATAAATATTATGGAGAGTATTGGAGCCGTCCTTGTCCTGATTGGAAAGGCGAGTATGTAGCAAAGTACACTCTAGACGAGTGGTTAGCTAAAGCTTAAAACATTTAAGACTATCAACAAGGCCCCCTGCTGAGTTGGTAGTCTTAATTTTGGGGCTGAGTGGTTAGACTTTATTTTTATCCGGCGATTTAAATAAAGTAACGAGGGTTCGACTCCCTCCAGCTCCACCAATAGTTAGCAAGAGTATAAGCTAACGGAAGGATAGATATGCGATTTGAATTAATGTCGGAATATCTTTATCTAATACACAATCATTGGATTGATACAGGAAGTCCAACTGATGATGAAATCGATATTGCTGAAGATTACTATATAATTCTAAAAAACTTTATCTTCAGAAATATAGCGTAATTTTAAAACCCTCAGGCCACATCTGAGGGTTTTAACGTATAAAAGAGAGAGAGTCTCTTTATATACTTAATATTTTACTGCTATTCTAATAATATGCCAAGAGACATTCTTGAAGACATTGCAGAAAAAAAAGAAAAAGTTTTCGTAATCGATTTTCCTGAATTGCATGAAGCTCAACAAACAGTAAGAGATAATCCAGCAAGATGGAAAATACTTTGTGCAGGCCGTAGATTTGGTAAATCAAGATTAGGCGTTCAGCTGTGTATTGAACAAGCATTAGCTGGTGGAAGAGTTTGGTGGGTTGCACCTACTTTTTCTATTGCAAGAGTTGGTTGGAGGGATGTTGTTGCAGCAGCTTCTGTATTTCCAAAAGAATCAGGAGTTGATGTAAAAGTTGGAGATATGACTGTAACATTTCCCGGTGGTGGTTCAATATCAGTTAAATCTGCAGATAATCCACAAAGACTTCGTGGAGAAGGTTTAAATTTTTTAGTTATGGATGAAGCAGCTTTTGTTAGAGAAGAAACTTGGACAGAAGTTTTAAGGCCTACACTCACAGAGAATAAAGGTTCTGCTTTATTTATATCAACACCTATTGGAATGGATAACTGGTTTTTTAAGCTTTGGGAAAGAGCTGAACATGGAGAAGATTGGGCAAGATTTCAATATCCAACTGTAGCAAACCCAATCATAGACCCAAAAGAAGTAGAGTTAGCACGAGAAGAGTTGGGTGAATTAGTTTTTGCACAAGAATATCTTGCTGAATTTATTTCAGAGGGTGCACAAATTTTTAAAAGCGACTGGTTCAATTATTTTAAGCTTGGACTTGGCACAGTTTCAGTTGGTAAAGATAAATACGACATAAATAAAGATTTAGTAAGATTTGCAACAGTTGACTTGGCTGCATCAACAAAAGAATCTGCTGACTATACAGTAATATCTGTTTTTGGCCATCACATAGAAAGTGATAGATTATTTATGTTAGATATGCAAAGAGAAAGAATTGAAGCTCCTGATATAGTACCAGCAATAAAAAAGATGGTCAGCCTTCATAATCTTGAATGGGTTGGTATAGAAAGAGCTGGATATCAATTAGCAATTGTTCAATTTGCTAGAAGAGAAGGTTTAAGAATAAAAGAACTAAGAGCTGATAAAGACAAGCGTTCACGGGCACTTCCTTTGTCTGCTAAGATGGAAAGAGGATTGGTATACTTTCCAAAGGATGAAGAATGGGTTGGAGAAGTAGAAAGAGAATTGTTAACTTTTCCAGTCGGGACTCACGACGATATCGTGGATACTTTGGCGTATGCTTGCCTAAATAGTGCAACTAAAAGAAAATGGGAAGCTTACTAAATGGCTGAAAATAAAAGTTTTTATAGAAGAGCTGTAGATTATTTACAGAAACCACCTGAAAGATTAAATTTAAAAAGAGGACCTCTAGATAAATACGAACAAGTTCAAGGTTCTGTATTTGGCTACAATACAACATCAGGATATTTTCCAGACAAACTCATTGAAGAAATGGGTGATGGTCTTGGTAACTCAGCAGTTGTAGCTTGTATAAATGTTTTAGCAACTTCTTTTGCTGAAGCACCACTTAAAATTTATCAAAAGACAGAAAACGGAAGACAAGAAGTAAACAATCATCCTATGGAAATACTTATGTCTAGACCAAACGAGTTTATATCAGGTGCCGTGCTATCACACTATTTAGTTACTTCATTATCAGCACATGGTGATGCTTTCTTACTGAAAGTAAAAAATAATCAAGGTCAAGTAGTACAACTTGTACCTTTAATGCCAAGCTATGTAAAAGTCAGGGGTAATGAAAGAGAACTTATTACTCATTACGAATATTATGCAGTACAAAAGAAAAATGCTTTTCAAGATGAATATGTAGAATTACCAAGAGAAAATGTGGTTCATATACGACAAGGAATGGACCCTGACGACCATAGAAGAGGTTTTTCACCATTACGTTCTGTTATGAGGGAACTTGCTGGTGATGAAGCAGCGGGACAATTCGCTGTAGCATTGTTGCACAACATGGCTGTACCGGGTGTTATCTTAAGTCCAAAAGATGACACCATGGGCGGTCCTTCAAGAGAAGAAGCAGAGGCAATAGCACAAGCTTTCAAATCTAAATTTTCTGGAGCTAACAGAGGTGCACCAATGATTATGACAGGTGCAATGGATGTAGATGTAGTTTCATTTACACCAGAACAGTTGAATCTTAAAACATTAAGAAGATTACCAGAAGAAAGAGTTTCATCCGTACTAGGTGTTCCAGCAATATTAGCTGGACTTGGAGCTGGTCTTGATGCAGCAACTTACAACAATACAAAAGAACTTAGAGAATTTTTCACAGAACAAAAAATGATTCCAATGTGGAGTGCAGTTGCAGCTGAACTTACACATCAATTACTTCACACAGATTTTGAAGACAATGACTTTAATTTTGCTGCTGGATATGACCTAGATATGGTTAGAGCTCTTCAAGGAGATAGAAGTGATTTAGTAAAGACAATGAACTCGGGTGTTCAAGGTGGATTTGTAACAATTGGTGAAGCAAGAAGAAGTCTAGGACTTGAATCTGACGATTCACATAATGTTTATCTCAGACCTTTGAATATGAATGCTGTTGCTGAAGGTGATACAGGTGTTGTACAAGAAATGCCGGGTGAAGAGAAAGCTTCATTGAACACCACAAGATTTCAACCTGAAGTTAGAAGAACTAGAAGAGTCATAGGTAAAAGGCCTAAAAAGAAAAAGAAAGTTATTGTAGATTTAACAATGGAATTCAAAGCAGCTGAGCAGTTAGTAAATTTTGATTATGATGAAAAAGCTCCTATTTCTGCAAAAGTCAAAAAGACTTTACAGAAAAAAGTAAGAGACCACAATGCTAAAAATCCTAAATACAGAGCTACATATAGAATGTTGGCTGCAGTATTTAGAAGAGGTGTTGGTGCTTATCGTGGAAACCCATCTTCAGTCAGAGGTAACGTAACAGGAGCAACCCAGTGGGGAATAGCCCGGGTAAATGCATATTTAAAAGGTTTGAAAGGAAGATTCCCTAGAAAGCCATTTGATAGAGATTTACTTCCAGCTGGTCATCCATTAAGTTCTAAAAAATCAGCAGATAAGAATACAGAAAAAGCTACTTCAGTGAAAGTTGGTGATGCAGTATCTTGGTCTATAAATAAAGACCCAGACCCACCATCAGTTGTTCACGGTATAGTTTCATCAGTAAATACAACTAAAAAAGAAGCAACCATGAGAGTTTGGGCAATCATGCCAAATGGTTCACATCAAAGAACAGATAGAGATGTTACTATGCCTTTTTCAAGATTAAGAAAAATTAAAGATTGGAGAAACTCAAAAGCTCCAAAAGATATTACTAATTTTCCCGGAAGTGGAGATAATCAAAAAATAACCTTATCAAATTCTAAATTTCCTCAGTTTCCAGATTTTGATTATGTAAAAGACTTAAAAGAAAACTACCCAAAGATATGGAGAAGAGCTGGTACAGGCGGTAATCCTCCAACATCTTTTACAGGTAATGACGCTTTTAGGAACTGGTCTAAGTATAAATCTGGCGACAGAAGTGGTTCGGTTTTATCTTGGGTCAAACGCCGAGAGAGATTTATGAATCGTCATCAAGGTAACACAAGGTTAAATGGAGCTATTGCTGTTATGAAATGGGGCGGTGTCACAAAGTCAGGAGTTTCTGCCATGAAAAAACTTGTCAATGAGCAGAAAAAGAAAGAAGATGCACGAAATAAAAAGGCTGCAGCTCTTATCAATCCTAAGGACAATTTGACAAGCTAAAATAAGTAATGATATACGAAAGGGTATATAGATAGCAATGAGTGAAAATAAAAGTAATAAATCTATAGAGTTTAAAACTGTAGATGATGAGAAGGGCTCTGTAGAGGCTGTCTTCTCTGTATATAACACATTAGATACTGATGGTGACGTTGTTATACCGGGTGCAATAAAATCAGGTTTCAAGAACAATCAAGTACCGATGGTATTTGCCCACAAGTGGGACCAGCCAATTGGAAAAGGCGTCATAGATACTGATGACGATAAAGCAACATTTAGAGGAAGTTTCTTTATGGAAACTGAGGCTGGTAAGGAGGCTTATAACTTAGCCAAAGAAATGGGAGACTTACAAGAATGGTCATTTGGTTTTAGAATCAATGACTACGAAGTTGCTCCATTTCAAAAAGATGGACAAGATGAAGTTGATGTTAGATACTTGAAAGATTTAGAAGTCTTTGAAGTTTCACCAGTTTTAGTTGGTGCTAACAGAGAAACTTATACACTAGCAATAAAGTCTGGTGAAGAAGCTGTTTATGAAAGCAATAATCTTGAAGAAGAAAAAGCTGCGTTAGCTCGAGATATGTTTGATAATCCGGGTGAAGCTATGAACAGGTCTAAAGAATTGTCTTGTGCAGTAGGAGTTCATACAGAAACAATGGATGGCAAAGAAGTATTTATGCCGTGTAAAACTCATGCTGAATATGAAGAAGCAATTAAAGATGAGAAAAAAGATTTAGATTCTGAAGAAAATACTGATGAAGTATTAGAAGAGAATCAAGAAAAGGTTTCAGAAGAAGAGTCCCTGCCTACAGGGAAGCGTTTTTCTGAGGAGGTCAAAGATGTGCTTGCAGCGTTGGAGAGCCTCATTGTGAGAGCTAAAGCTATTGAAGTTTTACGCTCTAAAGATGGAAGGACATTGTCGGAAAGAGCTAGTTCTGCTTTAAGAGCAGTACAAGAAGACCTTAATGACGCTTGGACTGAGATTGATGACATCTTAGGTGATGTAAATTCAGAAGTAGAAGGAGCAACTGAAGAAACAGTGGAAGATAACCCTGTTGAGGAAACTCAAGGTAGTACCGTTACGGAAACTGAAGAAGCAGTTGAGCCTGAAATAGATGAAGATGCAGAAATCGAAGAATCAGAAGTCGAAGTTGAAGATGTTATTGAAGTTGAAGAAGAAGAAGCTGAGACTGAAGAAGTCGTACTTGAAGAAGTTGATGAAGAGATAGAAGCATTATTTGCAGAATCTCAAGGTCTAATAGCAGATTCTATTCTTGTGGAACTAGACGACGAAGAAGTATAAGCAAAATTTATTTTGGAGAAAATATAATGGATAACATTAGTGAAACACTTCAAAAGAAAAGGGCTGAGTTAAAAGAAGTCTTTGATAATCCTGCAGAGGAAGGTGGAAAATATTCCGCTGAGCAAAAAAATGCTATCAATGGACTTAATACTGAGCTTGCTGAGTTAGTAGACGAAGCTAACACTGCAAAAGCCAAAGCTAAGAACGAAAAAGCTATGGAAATCGCAGAAGAAGCTGCAACCTATGCACCAGAGGAAGTAGATAATACACCAAAAACAATTGGTGAATCATTTGTAAACTCTGAAGCTTACAAAGGCTATCAAGAAGCTGGAGTAAAAGGTCTTGACTCACAAGTTAAGTTCTCACCAATGGGCTATAAAGCAACATTAGGTGCAGGTTTATCTCAGAACTTCCCACCGGAAGTGTTAAGACAACCGGGAATCTTAGAGTCCGCTCTTAGAGACCCTGATGCAGTGATTGGTCTTTTTGACCAAATCGAAACTGACCAAAATTCCTTTGCATATATGGAAGAAACTACATTCACAAATGCTGCTGCTGAGCAAGCAGAAGAGGCAACAACTGCTGAAGCTACATTAGACTTCACAGAAAAAACAGCATCAATTAGAAAAATTGGTGTTTTCTTGCCAGTGACTGAAGAACTTCTTGCAGATGTCAATGGAATTCAAGGTTATGTGAACTCAAGACTTGGAACAATGATTAAGCTAAGACTTGACGGACAAATTATGGATGGTGACGGTAGTGCTCCTAACTTAGACGGACTATTAAATACATCTGGAATTAACTCATTTGCATATGGGTCATATTCAGGTGAATTAGGACGATTAGGACAAATTTACCAAGCCATTACAGAAATTAGAAAAGATGCATTTGTAGAACCAGATGCAATCATAATGCACCCATCAGATTGGTACGACATCATAACATCAGTTACTGATGTAGCTACTACAACATCTGGTGCTGCTGCTAAGAATCCACTATTCGTGGTTGCTGGTGGCTTTGGTGATGGTGTAGCCCCAAGACTTTGGGGTCTTCCAGTCGTTACAACTTCTGCAGTAAATGCAGGAACACAAATGGTTGGAAAGTTTGGCGGCGGCGAAGCTGCTCATCTTGTAATGCGACAAGGTCTCGACCTTGCTGTATCTGACTCACATAGTGACTTTTTCTTAAAAGGAAAACTTGCTATTAGAGCAACAATGAGAGTAGGTCTCGTAGTTTATAGACCAACTGCATTCTGTAAATTAACACAAATGTAATAACATTTGTTTTGATAACATTTAGTAATGGGGGATTAAGTTCCCCCATTACAAAAACTAAAAAGGATAAATTTTAAATGAAATATATAAAAGTTGAAAAAGATATCTGGAAGCTAAAAGATGGTTCTTTATGGGAAGGTAATCTAAATGAATGCCCAGAGAGTAACCCAGATAATATAGCTCACGCAGGTAAGGAGTATCAAGAAGATTATTTGAAACTTCACGGATGGGGTAAGAAAAAAGCTGCTCCTAAGAAAAAAGCTGCTGCTAAAAAAGCTCCAGAGACTAAAGCACAAAAACCAGCTGAAGACAAGTAGGACTTAGCCAATGGCACTAAGTACCGTTTCAGATGTTAAAAGTGTTATTGGCGTTGATATGTCCTCAACCGACGAAACGGCAGTAACAAATATATTTATAAAAGCAGCAGACGCTGCTATCAAAAACTATGTTGGGTATGAATTAAATTATGCAACTGGCATAGTAGAAACATTTGATGGTAATAATCAAGAAGAAATATACACAAATGTAGCTCCTATTGTTTCTGTGACTTCTGTAGTAGAAGATGCCGTTACTCTAACAGAAGGAAATCAAGAACATTACGTTGTTTACAAGCAATTAGGAAAAATTAAAAAAACAGGCGATAAACAATTTTCAAGTATCAGACTACAAAATGTTGTAGTTACTTATGTAGCAGGATATTCAGATAGTGAATCTGCAGCTGAAGATATACCAATGGATATTAAATTAATTAGTGCAAGGGCTGCTGGTAAACTTTTTGTTGCTGCTGCAGCATTAGGGTCTCAACAAAGCACAGGCCAAGTGGGAACTCATGCAGCAGACACTACAAATGATTCACAATTTCAATTGGTAAAGTCCGAAAGACTTGGTGATTATTCTGCAACTTATGAATCAGTAACAGAACTTTTAGATAATGAGATTCTTACTGATAAAGATAAAGCAACTCTTTCTAAATATAAAAGACAATACTTCACATCAGCTCATATTTTAGACTAGAATATAGACATGTCAGATAATTTAGAATTCAATAAATCACAGCGTAAAGCTTGGTTATCAGGATTAGATTTTGAGGTATTTGCTGAAGCTGTCATTGAACAAATGAATAGTCTTAGAATGCAAAAAGTTAATTTAGTTCAAGATATGGACAATATTGTTAACGATTACATGCAAGTATGTAAAAAATATCCTATAAAGCAAAAAAAATCTAAAAAATAATAGTGGCTAGGTATGATTACAAATGCCAAAGCTGTTTACATATTTTCGAGGTTGTTCATTCGATAAATGAAGACCCTAAGATTAAATGTGAAAAATGTAAGAAACTTTGTAAAAGACAAATACCAAACACTGTTTATCTATATGGAACTGTTGGGGTTGATTGGAATACTGACCCTTCTAAAGTTTCTCAATCGATGAGAGATAAAGCTAATAAAGCTAAGAAGCGGAAACAGGCCTTCTAACGTTATACAAAGTATATTTTAAAGTTATCTCTTCATCAGGAAGTAAATCAACAGAAGTTATTAGATAATAATAAGGCCCAATCTTTATTAACTCACAATTTGGTGTTTCACTATGATTTATCCAACCACCAAGTGGTGTTCTTATTCTATCGTTAGGAAAATCTGTATTGTACACATGAGTTATTCCTAAATTAGTACCACTTTCAATAATTATTGTTGTAAATAACCCTTTACCTTCTATTTCACTATCTCTTAACTCTAGAAAGTCTGGTAAAGGTTTGTATGTTCCGTCGTTTTCCATTATCTTATTGCGTGTCCACGATTTCTTGGAATTTTTCTTGGGGCATGGTTAAAACAGAATTCATTGTGATTATATTTACTTAGTACTTGTTTGCAAAATGTATCTTTGCAAACCCTACCTTCACCATAAGTTTTACTTTTTCGAGGCTTACCAGTAACTTTTTCGCCACGAACTATTCCACTATTATTCAAAATCCTTCATCTCTCCATCTTTTTTCATAATATTTTGGATTACCCCAACACCATTTACTTGAGTTCCAGTCTCTAAAATCTTTCTTTGTATATATATCTTCAGCTAAATGTGAAGACATCTTTATATTATAGTACGGAACAAATTGAGCTTTTTGAAATTTAAAACCTTTTATATCTGGATAAGAATCTACAAGTTCATATGGGACATCATAATAAGTTAAAATTTTTTCATCCCACAATGGCATATCAAACTTTTGAGCAACCCAATTCCAAGTTCTAGGTATAAATTGCATGACTCCAGAGTCTGAATCTTCTTTTCTGTATGCTGACTGTTTACCTCTACTCTCGCACCAACCAATCCTCACTGCTTTGTATAAATTTTTTTCATCGTAAAATTCTACATAGTAAGGTAGAAACTCAATCATAGTAGAAGGAATCAAAGAGGTACATTCTTTTACACTTAAAATTTCTTCAGAAGTTTCTGTAAACGGCATTTCTGGGGTGCCAAAAGAAGCCAAAAATATTATACAACTTGTTACCATAATCTCACCATCTTTATAATCGTATACTTATTTATGGCTATTGTCAAGTATTTAGTTTAGATTAATTGCATTTTGTATAGCTTCTTGTTCTGAATTACCAGTGACAGATGTATAGTAATCACTTACAAAACGACCATACTTATCTTGTTTTGTCATAAATATCTCTACTTCCCAGCAGTTTGTGTATTTATTCCAAGACAAGTGGAGAGTTTTATCGCCAATTTTCATTAGCTTTTGTTGCTCGTCCACAGCAATTATTTCAGGTTCGGCTACCAATCTAGCGTCTCCTCCTTTGTTACACACTATTATTATAGCATAATTTACAAAAAATAGTAAAAAATAGGTTGACAAACTAATAAATAGCTGTAATAATTTGAAGATAAGATGAATGGAGGATAATCAATGAAACCAACGCTTAATGAAGCTGATGTTTTATTTAGACGTTTTCCCGAAAAAACCCTTAGACAATGGGCTGAGGACTGGGAAATGTCTCACGAAAATGTTCGATTAATGAAGATAAAACTGGGTTTACCAACTACTAAAAAGGTAAGTTATAACCCAGAGATAGCAAGACAGATAGTTGAGTTTATAAGAGAAGGCAAAGGAACTATCAATACTGCAAGAACATATGAACACTACAATTTTGGTAAAGTAACATTCTTAAATTGGATAAAAGAAAATCCATCACTAGCTAACGAAGTAAAGATGGCAGAAGAACAAGCTATGGAAAGAAAGCTTAATCCAACACATAAGAGATGTGCTACTACAGGTGAATGGTTACCAGTATCAGAATTCTATAAAGATAAAAATACTTTAGATGGATATTCTGTGCGTAGTAAAAAGGTAGTAAAAGAAATGGCTAGAAAATATTACTACCAACGAAATGTAACAGTTCCAACTGTATCAGAGAAGATTTGTTCTGGTGTTCCAGAGCTAGGACCTATACCTGCAGAGTATTTTGCAAAAAATACAAGAAGTGCAACAGGTCTACAAACATACTCTAAAAAGTTTCAAGGTCTTTATCAAAAGTATTTAAGACAAAAAGATACTCAAAGTAACGCATTTGATATAGCTAAGCAGGAGACTCTTTCTTACTTCCAAGATTTAGGAATTACCCCCAAGTAGTACTAAAGTGGAGTAAGGAGTGGCACTAAAAGCCCCCTCTTCGGAGGGGGTTTTTTATTGGTATAATATCAGTATGCCTAAGGTACCAACATCTTTGTTAAATGAAACTATATCAATACAATCATTATCTGGTTCTGCTGTTGATGATAGAGGTCTATCTACATCAACTTATGGTTCAGGAACATCAGTAGAAGCAAGAGTAATAGAACTAGGTGGATTTATTGAGACAGAAGATGAAGGAAGAACAGAAGTAAACGAAGAATTAAAAGTAATTATACCTGCATCTACAAGTGTATCTATGGCAGATAGAGTCGTTTTGAATTCAACTAATTACAATATTAGAAATATAAAATCTGTAAAAGATAGATTTGGTAATGAGTTCTATAAAGAGTTAAGAATAGACTCAGGTTACTAATGGCTATCAAAGAAGTTCAAAGGTCTTTAAGAACAGGACGTAAAGTTGCTAGAGGTTTCGCTGGTGCAAACAAAAGATATGCAACAGAGAGAATAAAAAAAGTACAAGACCTTAGAACATTTTTTTATGAATATTCTTTATTCGTAGGTGACTTGAGGTCTATTCCCGGAACTCCAAATATTGGCGGTGCAACAAGGAGTGCATTTCTAAAAGCTGGACGTTTACTTGGTGATGCAAAAGCTATTTCAAATACACTAGGTGCTTTACAAGATGGATTTGATAGTGGAGACTTTGCAAGTTCTGGTGAAAGATTTTTCAGAAGAGCAGGTGGTAGATTGACTGGTAAAGCACTAGGAGCTATTCCCGGACAAAATATTTTTGCTCGTGCAGCAAGGTCAGGTGTTGGTGCTAATGCTCAGGCAGAATTTGATAAATTTACAAAACAATTATTTAGACCAGCTCCTGCAGGAAGCAAAGCCCTAATAAAAACTTTTGCAGAAGTTAACTTTCAAGGATTATCAAGAGAAAGAAAACTTCAAAAAATTATTGAAATGGTTACCGAAGATATTGCAAGAAACGCATATAGCTTGACTCCTGTAAAAACAGGACAACTTAGAGGTTCTTTAAAAACTACTCTCAAAAGAGAAAAAGTTAAAGGTGGTTCAATACCAATAGGTAAAGCAAGCATTGGTGGGCCCGGTATAGATTACGCACAAAAAATTGAATATGGAGAAGGGCCGGGATTCAATGTTGGTGCTGCTCATGTTTTGAAATATTTTCCTCAAGCCCCTACTGAAGCAATGCAACTTAGAAGTAGCAAAGTGAATAGAAGAGCAGTAAACGCCAAGTCAGGTAAGGGTGCTATGATGAGAAAAGGTGCTGTCATAGCAATCAATAGATTAAAATCTATGGGCTTAGGCTCTGTAAGAATACCAAAGGTTAGTGAATAATGGTACAACAATTACCTGACGCAGAAGTATTATTTCGTACTTGGGCGTTAGCTCAATCAGAAATATCATCTTTAGTTGGAACAAGAATTGCAACAAGATTACCAAATGGAGGAACTTTACCTTTTTTAGTTGTCGCTCAACTTGGTGGAGCACCAAGTGCAGATGAAGCATTAATTTACGAAGCAAATTTATTTATAGATGCCTATGGTGGAAAATATGGAAGCACAGGAACTAAAGGACAACCTGATTATGCATCTGCATATGATTTAGCAGCAAAAACAATAGCAAACACTTTTGACTTTACAACTCCAAGAAAATATACAAGCTCGGGTGGGGAAGTAGGAACTATACATGGTTTCTTTTCTCAATCAGGCCCTACAAGGATAGAAGAACCAGAGCTCGGTTTAGCCCGCTATAATATAGAAGTAGTAATGATATATGGAGCAAGTACATGAAAAATGTAAAATTGAATCCTTTCATAAGACAGTTTGACGCCATTAGGGACGAAAAACTGGATATTATTTTTGACAGTAAAAACTGGATAGAAGTAAAAGAATCTGATTGGAAAAGACTTTCTGAGTCACAAACCAAGCAGGGTGATGTAATGCTTCCAACATTTATTGTTGAAGGTGAAAGTATGGGAGAAGTTAAAAATGTTTCTTCTCAAAAAGAAGAGATTGATAGCGATGAGGAATGGTACGGTACCGATACAGTAGAAGAAGAAGAGTGACAAACTTTTCAAAAGTATAGGTAGGTAAATTAAATGGCTAAAAGTATAACAGAAGTTATCTTAGGAACAGGAACATTATTTGTTGCCAGTGAAACGGATATAAATGCAGGAACTGCTACATTTCCGTCAACTCCAGCAGATACTCCATCAGCTTCCTATTGGGATGACATTGGTTTTTCTGAAGGTGGATTTTCATTAGAGTATGATAAAACTTTCGAAGATGTCATTGTCGCAGAAGAGATTGACCCTATTAAGACAATCAAAACTGCCCAAGAAGTAAGAATCACAGGTGAGTTAGCACAAGCATCTTTAAGAAATTTAAAGTTTGCTATGGCTGGTGGTACAACCTCAGCAAGCACTCCAAGTTCTGGATTCACAACATTAACTCCTCCATCAACTGACAATTTCGAAGAAAAGTCATTGTTGTTAAGAGTTAATGCTCCGGGAAATGATGAAGCAGGAACTGCAAAGACAAGAGATGTTCAAGTTCCTCGTGCAGTTAACGTTGGTGCGTTCTCAATGGTTCATGCAAAAGCACCTCAAAAGGTGACCATAACAGTTGAGTATAAAGTGTTAAAACCTAACACTGGTGCTCCATTTGCACAAATATTTAAAATTATTGACACAGACTAGTCAATAGAAATTAACGATTAGGAGGTAAGTATGTCAGAATTTAAAGATTTTGACGAGGCGGTGAATGAAGCCGACGACAAAAAGTTATCTTTCAAGGTAGCTGGTAAAGTGTACGAAGCACCAAGTCAGCTACCTGCGAAAGTAGTGTTAACCCAATTAAAGTTAACAAATGAAGAAGGTGGCATAGAGCAAAGAGACCTTGGAGATTGGTTAGAAGCTTTGTTAGGCGAAAAAATCTATAAGGATATGTTGGACAACAATGTAAGTTGGACACAGCTCGAGCAAGTTCTAAATTATTTGTTAGAAGAATATGGGGTTATTCCAAAACAGACTGAAGAAGTCGAAGGGGGAGAAGAAGAAGACCCAAAATAAATATTACTTATGGTGATATTATAAAAAGATGGCCTGCTGTCGAAGCAGACTTCTTAAGGTTCTACAACATTCAACCCTTAGAAATTTCTTGGAGATTATTTAAAAATCTCATATTTAGTCTTGTATCAGAAGAATCCTCATTTTATGCCCCTTACATGAAAGAATTGTATGAGGATATGAAAAAAGAATACTCAGAAAAAGAATTAGAAACTCCCAAAGTTCAAGTATCTCTTGAAGACGCAATGAAAGATTTAGGTATGTCTAATGGCTGACGGTCAGGTAGTAATTGACGTACTTGCGGATTTTAGTAAAGCTACTAGAAATATTGCTGCAGGTACAACAAAAATTGCAAAAGATGTAAGTAAAGGAATAGCAGGACCTTTAAACTCTGTTGTAAATGTCGCAGCTGTTGGAATTATTGCTGGTGTTGCAGTTGGTTTGACTGCAGGTGCAAGAGCAGCAATAGAATTCGAAGATTCATTTGCATTAGTAAAGAAAACTATGGCTGATGTTGAAGACCCAATGGTTTTTAAAGAGATAGCTAGTGATTTACAAACATTAGCTACACAGATACCAGTTAGGTCTGCTGAGTTAGCACAATTAGCTTCTGTAGCTGGACAATTAGGTGTAAGAGCAGAAGATGTTGCACAGTTTGTTGATGTTACAGGTAAATTATCTGTTGCTACTAACTTAACAGGAACACAAGCAGCTACATCTCTTGCAAGATTCTTAAATGTAACAAATCAAACTACAGATACTGTTGGAAAATTTGGTTCTGTTTTGGTAGAACTTGGTAACAATGTTGCAGCAAATGAATCAGAAATAATATTATTAGCACAGAATTTTGGTGCAACGGGTACTATTGCTGGTTTGTCTGCAGAAGATATATTAGCGTTTTCTGCAGCAACCAGAGAAACAGGTGTTCAGGCTGCAGCAGGTTCGACAGCATTAGGAAAATTCTTTATGAACTTATCAGATGCAGCAAAATTAGGTGGTGATAAATTAGAAACTTTTGCAACAACTGCAGGAATGTCTGTTGCCGAATTTAGAAAACTAGCCGAAGAAGATGTAGCATCTGCTGCACAAGCTTTCCTTGAAGGACTAAACGGTATTTCAGCAGCAGGGGAATCTGTTACACCAGTTCTTACTGAATTAGGTCTTAATAATGTCAGAACAGCTCGTTCTCTTTTGTCTTTAGCAAATAACTCTGAAGGTTTAGCTGAGGCATTATCTTTAGCAAGAAAAGAGGCAGTAGAACAAAATGCTTTGAATAAAGAGGCAGAAACAAGATTCGAGACTGTCGCACAAAAAGTAAATCAAGTTAAATCAACATTTAATGTTTTCTTACAACAGCTAGGTGAAGGTTTTCTACCATTGATTAGTAAAGTCTTAGATGGTGTAATTAATTTTACAAAAGGCCTTGTTGGTTTAGTCAGAGGTTTTAAAGAGTTAGGAAATGCAGCAAGAGTATTTTTATCTGCAGGTGCTATAGGAACTGTTGTCAAAGCATTTATGAATTTAGGAAAATTTGCAGCACAAAATGCAGAAAGATTTCCTAGATTGACAAAAGTCCTTGCAGGTGCAGGTAATGCTTTTAAAACATTAGGAAGATTCGTAAAAATAGCGGCGGGTCCATTAATAGCCATTGCAGCAGCTATAGGTGGAATTATGAAGATAGGAAAACTGCAAGGCAGATTTGATGATTTTAATCAAACAGTAGACCAAACAACAAACTCTATAAAAGAATTGACATCAGGTGGTGAAGAGTTTGCTGAGGTTTTCAATGAAGAAGTTCTTAAAGGTATAGCAGAAGGGTTGCCTGAATCTATTTCAGAAGGAGTAATGGAAGGGATACAGTCAGGAAAAATCACAGAAGCAGGTATAGAATCAGCAGTAGAATTTGCAGATGCTTTATCTTCAGAAACAGTTAATGCTTTACGAAATGCTGTAGATGTTGGAGATTTAGTAAAAGGTACTGATAATCTCAAAGAAATAGAAAAAGTAATTGAAGGTATAAGAGCAGATGGATTAGAGGATGAGTTTTCAGAGGTTTTATCACTTTCTGAAGAAATTAAAGTTGCTTTAGAAAACGGCAATGATGAACATAGCGAAACAGTAAAATTTCTTAGAAATCAAATAGCTTTACAACTTTCTTTTATTGAAGGTCAGAGAAATCAAATAGATGCTGCTGTTGAACTAAGAAAAGCTTTGATAGAGGCTTTTGGTATAGAACTTTTTGCAGAAGGATTTATGAAGGGAGTACTTGATGATTTAGAGTCAATGGAAGAATTTCTTAGTTCAGGAAGAATACCTAAAAATGTACAAGCTGTAATAGATGAATTTGGTCTATTTAAAAAAGAGGTAAAAGATATTGTTGACCCAATGGAAAGAATTGTTGAGACTACTAAAAAATTACAAGAACAAGTTGATGCATTATTTAAGCCAGCAGAATTAGAATTTGCAAAACAATTAGCACAATTTGATTTAACAGAAGCTATTGAAGAACAAAATGAATTAATACAAGAAGAACTTGATTTAAGAGAGGAAGCTCTTGACCTAACTGAAGAACTTACTGAATTAGAGAGCAAACAAGTAGAAACTGCTGAAGAATTAGCAGAGCAACAAGAATTAGTAAATGAAGCCCTTGAAATTGAACAAAGATTAAGAGATGGGATGGCTCTTACTGCTAATCAGCAGCTTCAAAGAGAAAAACTTCGTAAAGATAGAAGAAGAGTTGAATTAGCAGCTCAGCAAGGTTCACTTGAATTTGCAGACTTAGAACTCCTTGCTCTTGATGAAAAAATTACAGCCATAGAAGATTCAGCTGTTACACAAGCTGATGCTGATGAAAAAAGAGCCAAAGCTCTAGCTATTACTGAAAAAGCTCAAGAAAGAAGACAAAAAGATATTGAGAATGTTGAAAAAAGAAGAGTTGAAATAAATGAAAGACTTGCTGAATTACCAAGAGACCAAGTAGAAGCTTCTAAAGCTGTGCTTGACGCACAAAAAGCTATTGTTGATGCAAACATTGCAGTAGCTGCTTCTTTTACACAATTATCAAGTGTAACTCAACAAAATATGGTAGCTATGGCAAAATCTTTAGGTATACCAGTAGGTCCTCTTAATAATTTATTTAATGCTGCAAAATCTTACTTCAATTTTCTTCCATCTCTTGGAGGTATCACTCCACAAGCAATAAGTGCACCATCACTTGCAGAACAGGTAAAAGCATCATTTAATCAAATTACAAAATTTAAACCCGGAGCAAGAGCTATGGGAGGTTCAGTAAAACCAAGTCAAAATTATGTTGTTGGTGAAAGAGGACCTGAAATGCTTAAAATGTTCCCGGGTGGTGGTGGATATGTTACACCAATGGGAGAAGGTGCTGGTATGAATCAAACTAATAATTTAAATCTTAATATTACAGGATTGCCTACTGACCCTATAGCAGCTAGAAGGATAGCACAAAATATTCAAAGAGAGCTTAACAAATTATCAAAGGATGGAAGAAGTGGTGTTGTTAGATAATAAATCAACAGACAATATGGTAAGGTGCGAAGCTTACAATTGTTCACATTACTTTTATCAAATGCCTGAAAGAAAATACAGGTATTGTCCTGAATGTGTAAAAAAGGATATGTGTTGAAAGTTTGGATAGACCAAGATTTATGTACTGGGGATGGTCTTTGCGAAGAGATAGCACCAGATGTATTTATTGGTTTAGATGATGGTTTGTTTTATGTCAAAGAAGGAGAAAAAATTTTTTCAAAAGAACATGGAAATGAGGAAGGAGCAAAAGGTCTTGCTGTAGTTCCCAAAGGACAAGAAGAAGCTGTAATTGAGTCAGCAGAAGAATGTCCCGGCGAATGCATCATGATTGAACCATAAAATGTCAAATACAATAACAATAGGAAGAATGACTTTTACATCTCCCGAATCGATTGATTTTAGTTCTATCAAAACAGGAAGAAGAAACTCTTTAGATAGAAGTGTATCTTTGTCTGGTAAATTTGTAGCAGATTCAGTATCGGCTGCAAAAGTTTTAAGGGATGAATTAATATCAATGGCAAACTCTGCTCTAATAGTTCCTTTTACTTATACAGGTGATGATAAATTTGAGGGTTATGCAGAACTTAATAGTGCAAGCGTTGATTCTGCAAAATTAGCAACAGGACTTTTTGAATATGATATTGATTTAGAAATCAAAGGTAGAGTATCTGAGATGTTATTTGAAAGTAACATGTCTGGTTCTTTATTAACTAATAGTCATTCAGTAACAACAGGAACAACAGTTTATGCACCATGGCATGCAGTTCCTGTAAATGCTTTCAACTATAATCATGAAAAAGCACCAACTGACGCAATAAGAGCTTCTTCAGAAGGTAATGTTGCTTTCTTTTATGACCCAGACCTTAGAGATGCAGCAGCTCAATGGACTGTAAATCCAGCTGATTTTTACAAAGGTGCTTGTAGAGTAATTATAAATAATACAACAAGAACAGGATATTTATCAGAAAATGACCCAACAGGACTAACTTTATCGAATGGTATTATTCAATTAACTTCTGGTACTACTGCAGACCAAACAAGATTTACAATAAAATTTTATGACAATGGAAGTTTTGTTAGTGATAGAACTATAGCTGTAACATCTGGCTCATCTGGAACAGAATACAAACTATGGCAAACTGCACAAATAATAAGAAATGAACCACACGAAGCTGTTGTTCGTTTCACTACCTATTCAGATACTAATGGAGATGGGCGTCTCATAGTTGATGCCACCGTCAAAAGAGGTGCTCATCACATTGGTTTGAATATTAGTCAAGGACCAACTGCAGATAGAGCAGCAAACTCTAGAGTAAATCTAGATGTTGTATCTGGTGGTGGTACTTTTACTTCTGCTACTGGGTACATAATTGAAAATGCAAATGATAATGCAGGACAAAGATTTTTAATGGGAAGTCCGCAAGGTTTTACAGCTGATACATCAAATAAATTAATACATCTTACAAATCCACAATTTAAAACTTTTATTGGATATGTATACAATGCAAGTAATCCAGCTTCTATAGATACTGGCGATGCTGTAAGAGACCAGTACTTAGAAAGTATGTACGAGAATGTGAGACTTGTGAGAGCATAATGGCAGTTACACAAAGGCACATGGGAGCTGGTAACTTTTCTGTAACTTTCAGTCAAGAATTTACACCAACAGAAATAGTCGAAGCTATTAAAGAATGGGGACATATTGTTATTACCCCTCAAGAAATAGATACATCAACTCTTACAGATTCAGAAATAAAAGACCTATCTATTTATACAGGTATCGTTCTTAATAGAACATTAGAAGAAGGGGTTGTTTCTATAAATGGTCAAGGTCTACAACTGTATATGGGTGATGGTGCAGCAAAAGGAATGGTCATTGCAGAATCAAATAATGTAGGAAAAGTAAGAAATTATACAGGAACTACTCTTGCAGAGACATTATTTAATTCAACAGCCCAAACTAATAAACCATTAGGAATAATGAGAGATGAAGCTGGTAATTTACAAGCAATTACTCAAGGAACTATAACTAACCCTGCTGGAACTTATACAGGTTCACACTTTGTTGAAACATCATTATCAGCACTCAAATTTGTATCAGAAGTATTAAATACAGAATATAGAGTAAATATGAATGGTACTCTTGATGCAGGACCAGCAGCAAATTTATTCAAAGGTGTTGGAACAGCTACTCCAGAAACAATAGTTGTAAAAACTGCATATGGTCAAGACCCAAATCTAGAAGGTGTTGTACCACAAGGATTAAGAACAGAATTTGATGCAACAGATTTTGTTACAAGAGTAGATTTTACTGGAGAGGTAGGTTTTTTTGATACAGCTACTGATGTAGCTGGTGAAGCAAATCTATCTTCAATACCTTATAAAGATTTACACGGTAATGCTTTGAAAAGAGTTGCACTAGTTCAAGAACCAGATGTACCAGAAGCACTATTGAATAGTCGTGCTCAATCTATTTTGAATGAACTATCAAGAGTAAAGAAAGTTTTAAATCTTGATTTAGAACAATATGAAGTACAAGGTGATATGAAACCGGGTGATTTTATATTTGCATTTGACCCTGATATTGGTTTTGTAGATACAGCAACTGAAGCAACTGCAGAATCAAGAAGTCTTTTTGAAGTAGCTTTTAGAGGTCAAACTATAAATCCAGTAAAAGTAAGAGTCAAAGGTATTACTTGGCCTATTACAAATGGTATGGGTTGTTATTTTAGAGATAAAGATGGAAACTATACAGATTTAAGTCAATATGTAAATTACGAATCTGGTTCAGCACAAGTAGAGCTTGGGGATGTTTTAAGAACTATAGGAGATGATTTAAGATTTAGCGAATTCTCATTAAGCAGAGAACAAGCTGGAGTTTTTTCTATTCCAGATTTGCCAAGCACACCTACATTGCAATCTGGAACTTATCTAGATAGTACAGGTATATCAAAAGGTTTTATAAGAGTTGTAGTTTCTAGACCTACAAATACAGATGGTTCACAGATAACAGATGGCCAAAGTTATAGAGTAAGATATAAAAAAATAGGTGATGCTCAATATTCTTTTCAAAGTTTTCCTTATACAGGTGTAGCAACCGAAAGTTTATTAATACAAGATTTAACTGTTGGTACAACATATCAAGTAGGTGTTCATGTAGTAGATAAATCCGGATTCAAGAAAATGTCTGCATTTGATGGTTCAGGTGAAGATTTATACACTGATTCATCTTCTGTGAATGCAAACTTTGCAACAAATGCAAGAGTTGAAATACAAAAAGATGGTCAAGCTCCATCAAAACCAAAGCAAGCTACATCTATAGCAACAGGTCCATTAAAAGTTCAGATTACTCATCATTTAGGTAAAGATGGTACAGATGGTAACGGAAATCCTTTTGGTAACTTTACTTTAGAAGGTGACTTAGATTATTTAGCTGTTCACGCAGTAACTCAATCTGGTAATACGGCAAACTTTACTGTATCTAGTTCAAATAAGATTGGTGAGATAAGAGTAACAGCAGGAAACTTATTACAACAAATACCGTTAGTAGGTAGTGCAGATTTAGCAGATTCATCTGGCCATTTTTTTAGATTTGTAGCTGTAGATAAATCTGGTAACGCTTCTAATCCATCAGACGGTCAAACAGGAACAGCAAGTCTTATTGAAGAAACTCATATCAAAGATGCAACTATAACAGATGTAAAAATAGGAACTGCACAGATTACCGGTGCAAAAATAGCTAATGCAACAATTACAGATGCTAACATTGCTAGTTTGAATGCTGACAAAATTACAGCAGGTAGTATCGATGCGTCACAAATAGCAGTTACAAATTTAAGTGCATCAAATATAACTTCTGGAACAATATCAGCAGATAGAATTTCTGGTGGTTCAATTGATGCAGGGTTGATTACTTCTGGGACTATGTCTGCGGATAGAATATCTGGTGGTTCTATATCTGGAGATGTAATTAGTGGTGGAACTATTGAAGGTACAACAATTAACGCTGGAAACTTAACTATAAGTGGGCAGTTTGCTTTTGGTGATTTAAATATATCATCTGGAGATATTGTAGGAAGAATAAACTCTAATGCTCTTGATGGAGGAAAAATAACTGATGGAACGGTGTCTAATGCAAAAGTAGGAAATTTAAGTGCAGATAAAATTACAACAGGTTCAATGTCTGCAGCTCGAATTACTTCTGGAACTATGTCTGCAGACAGAATATCTGGTGGTTCAATTGATGCAGGAATTATAACATCTGGAACAATGTCTGCTGACCGTATATCTGGAGGAACATTGCAAGGTTTGACAATATCTGGTGCAACTATATCAGCTGTATCTGTCTCATCTGTTGGAGGTGTTTCAGCTGGTGGAGCAGTTACTGGCTCTTCAGCTACTTTTTCTGGAATTACTAAAGGTTCTACATTCCAATCTTCAAATAATAGTTCTAATATAGGTTTTGGAACTACTTCTGTATTTATAAGGGGTGGCGGCAGTACAAACATAACAGCAGGAAGCACTAATAAATCTCATGGTCATTGGGCTCCTTCAATAAATAATTTATATGATTTAGGTACAACATCTTTGAAATGGGATGATGTAAGAGCAACAAACTCAGTCATACAAACTTCTGATATAAATCTTAAAGATAATGTTGTTACTACAGACTTAGGTTTAGATTTTATAAATGATTTGACACCAATCGAATACACTTGGAAAGCTTTTGGTGGCGGAGAAGAAGATGATGAAACTATTGACCCTATAGCTGGAACTAGAACACATTTAGGTTTTTCTGCACAAGATATAAAAGAAAAATTAATTATTCATAAAGGCGATGACCAAAATATTGCTATATATACAGAATCACAATACGCAGATGATTTTGATGAAGAAAATGATACTAACGAATATGGTTTAAGAACTGGTGAGCTTATACCAGTCTTAACTAAAGCAATACAAGAGCTCTCAGAAAAAGTCGATTCTTTGACTGCTAGAATAGAAGTATTGGAAGGATAATATGGTCGATATTATTAATGAGGGTGATTCAAAAATAGAGGTAATAGACTCTGGTGCAGCAGCTGCGGCAGAGATTACTGCAGTTTTAAACAATGTAGAACGTGCAGATATCACGTCTACCCTTATAAGTTTTTACAATCCATCTGACCAAATAGAAACTGGTAATGCAACAGATAACAATTCTGGTGCAGCATCCACATTTAATGGTCTACAAGTAAACGACGCCACTATAAGAGTACAATCTGGCGATGGTTCATCTATTCCACAATCAAATCTTTATATTGACGGTAAATCAATTATTTCAGATAAAACTCTTGCTATTGGTACAACTGGGCAAAAAGAGTTACATTTAGGTACAAATAGCACTTCAAGATTTAAAATCACAGAAAGTGGATATGTTGACTTCACAAAAATGGAAATTAATGGTCAACAAGGTACTGCTGGTCAATATATAAGAAATGCAGGAAATGGAAATATAGAATGGGCTACGCTTGCAAACAATAATGCTTTTGGAACTGTTAAAGTAGGTGCAACCAATCTAAATGCAGCAAGTGTAGGAGATATATTTACAATAGCTGCTGGAAGCAATGTAACTCTTACACCAGATAATTCAAACAATACTTTGACCATAGGTGCTACACAACCAAATGTTTTTCAAAATGTTGCAGTTTCTGGACAAAGCACTATTGCAGCCGACGCAACGTCAGATACTTTTACAGTTGCAGCAGGTTCTGGTATACAAATAACAACTGACGCTTCAACAGATACCTTAACAATTACAAACACTTTATCTGTACCAGCAGCAGCTGATGCAGTATTTAAGACTTTAGCTGTGACAGGACAAGCAAATGTTATTGCTAGTTCAGCTACAGATACTTTGAATCTTGCAGCAGGTGATGGTATGGAAATTACTACAAATGATGGTTCTTCTGAAATATCTTTTAGAAATGAAGCATTAGAAAGATTATCTAAAGAAGGGTTTTTAGTATTTACAAAAGCAGATGGAACAGCAGACAAGATGCCACTTAGAAACTTTTTTATAAACCAAACTACAAGTGAAGCAGTTAATGGTGGAGGTTCAAATGTAGGTCAGTCCACACGAGCATTGAGGATGCTAAAATCAGATGGTAGCACATTTAAATTTATGATAATGCCAGCTAATTCCAACGGAGAAAGTTTGGTATTCACCTTTACAAAACAAGATGGTTCTACAGTAACCAAAGATATAACAATGGCGGCATAATATGGCAGTAAAAACACCAGTAAGAGGAGAGTTTAACGGTAGTGGTGACCTGACAGGTTTATCAGAGTTTCAAGCCTCTGATTTTATTGGTATTACTGATGGTGGTACAGGAGCAACTACAGCTTCTGGTGCAAGGTCAAATCTTGGTCTTGTTATTGGGACAAACATACAAGCTTTTAATGCAAGACTTACTGATGTATCTGGTCTAGCTGTAACTGATGGTGGTTTCATTGTTGGTGATGGTTCTAACTTTGTTTTAGAAACTGGTAACACAGCAAGAGCATCATTAGGTTTAGCAACTTCTGATTCTCCTACATTTAATGGCTTAACCTTGAATGGTAACTTAATTGTCAATGGTACAACGACAACAATAAACAGTACTACAACAACCCTTGACGACCCAATATTTACATTAGGTGGTGATACAGCACCTTCTTCTGATGATAATAAAGACAGAGGTATTGAGTTTAGATATTACAGTGGTGGTTCTGCAAAACTTGGTTTCTTTGGTTTTGATGACAGTACTGGTAAATTTACTTTTATTCCAGATGCTACAAATACTTCTGAGGTATTTAGTGGTACTGCTGGAACTATAGTTGCAAACCTAGAAGGTAATGTAACAGGAACTGTTTCAAGTTTATCTGGTCTAGATACAGATAATTTAACTGAGGGTTCATCAAACCTTTATTTTACAAATGAAAGAGTCGACGATAGAGTATCTGCTTTACTTATTGATTCAGCATCTTCAGGTATTGATATAAATTATGATGATGCGAACAACCAACTAACAATATCAGCTGACTTAAGTGAAATAACAACTGACCTAAATGAAAGAGTTGATGATAGAGTAGATTCATTACTTACAGCAGGTTCAAATGTTTCCTTAACTTATGATGATGCTGCTGGAACTCTAACAATAGCTTCTACTGACACAAACACCCAACTTACAACTGAAGAAGTTCAAGACATAGTTGGAGGTATGGTTGATGGTGGAACAGAAACAAACGTTGCAGTTACCTACGATGATACAGCAGGAAAATTAAACTTTGTAGTATCACAACTTACATCAGAACAAGTTCAAGACATCATTGGACCAATGTTCTCAAGCAATACAGAAACTTTCATAACTGTTACATATGATGATTCTGATGGAACATTAGACCTTGTAGTTCCAGTATTAGATGAAGATAATATGGCTAGCAATAGTGATACTCACTTAGCTACTCAACAGTCAATCAAAGCATATGTAGATTCTCAAGTACAAACTGAAGAAAGTATTGAAGACTTTGTTGGCGGAATGATTACAGGTAACACTGAAACATTAATCACTGTTACTTATGATGATTCCGACGGAACAATGGATTTTGTTGTAGATAACGATTTAGCAAACTACGATAATACAAACTCTGGATTTATAACTGCAACTCTCACCACTGAAGAAGTACAAGATATTGTAGGTGGAATGGTTGCAGGAAATACTGAAACAAATATTGCTGTAACTTATGATGATACAAATGGAAAATTAGATTTTGTTTCTACAGATACACAATTAACAACTGAACAAGTTCAAGATATAGTAGGTGCAATGTTCAGTAGCAATACTGAAACAAATATTACAGCTACATACGAAGACTCTGACGGCACAATAGATTTAGTTGCAGATTTACTTACTGAAGAAGCAGTAGAAGATTTTGTAGCTGGTGCAATCACAGCAGGTACAAATGTATCTGTAACATATGATGACGCAGCAGGAACAATAACAATTGCGTCTACTGATACAAATACACAATTAACACAAGAACAAGTCGAAGACTTTGTTGGAGGTATGTTAGATGGTACTGAAACATTTATTACAGTAGATTATGACGATACAAATGGAAACATTGATTTTGTAGTACCAGTTAAAGATGAAGACGATATGGCTTCAGACTCTGCAAGCCATTTAGCTACACAACAATCAATAAAAGCTTATGTAGATTCACAAATAACAGCAGAAGATTTAGATTTTCAAGCAGATTCTGGTGGTGCATTATCAATAGACTTAGACAGTGAAACCCTTACATTCACAGGTGGCACAGGTATTGACACTTCTGGTTCTGGTAATACAGTAACTTTTGCAATTGATTCAACAGTAGTTACTGAAACATCAACTGATACTTTAACAAATAAAACAATAAATTTTGATGACAATACTGGAATAATTGAGTTCCAAGTTACTGTTGCTAATCCGGGTTCTGGTAATAAATATTATCTTGATGGTGAACTAGCAGCAAATGTTCAACTAATACCGGGCTTCACTTATAGATTTATACAAACAGATAGCTCAAACTCCGGACATCCACTTAGATTATCTACAACTAAAAACGGTACTCACGGTGGAGGTTCTGCATATACAACAGGTGTTACAACACCGGGAGCCGCAGGTTCAACAGGTTATACACAAATAGTTGTTGATGCAGCCACTGCAGATAAGCTTTACTATTATTGTTCATCACACTCTGGTATGGGTGGAGATTCTGTTATCTCTGTACAAGGAAGTAGCTTTGTTGCTGGTACAGGTATATCAATATCTGGTGAAACAATTTCTACTACTATTACTCAATACACAGATAGTGATGCTCAAGCAGTATCTATTAATAATGTTGTAGAAGATACTTCACCACAACTTGGTGGTAACTTAGATTTAAATTCAAGCAATATAACAGGCACAGGAAACATTGATACAACTGGTGATATTACAATTACTTCTACTGATGCTGGTTCATCTGCTGGACCAATATTTAATTTTGTTAGAGATAGTGCTTCACCTGCTGATGCAGATTATTTAGGTCAAATTAAATTTAAAGGAGATGATGATGGTGGTGCTTCAACAGTTTATGCAAAAATAACTGGTAAGATTGATGACGCTTCTGCTGGTACTGAAGATGGATTACTTGAGTTTGCAAATATTAAAGCAGGTTCACAAACTATAGTTGCAAGACTTAAATCTGATAAATTACAATTATTAAATAGTACTGATTTAGAAGTTGCTGGAGATGCAACAATAACAGGAAACCTTACAGTAAATGGTACTACTACAACAATTGATACAACTAATACAGTTGTAAGTGATACATTAATTGAACTTGCTAATGGTACTTCTGGCTCACCAGCTAATGATGCAGGTATTGTAATTGAAAGAGGCTCTTCAGATAATGCATTTATAGGTTTTGACGAAAGTGAAGATAAATTTATTGTTGGTACTGGTAGCTTTACTGGTGCATCAACAGGAAACTTAACAATATCAACAGGAACATTAGTAGCCAATTTAGAGGGTAATGTAACTGGTAATGTATCTGGAAGCTCTGGTTCTACAACAGGTAATGCAGCGACTGCAACAACTTTAGCTACAGGTAGAACAATTGGAATGACAGGTGATGTTGTTTGGACATCTGCTTCTTTCGACGGGTCTGGGGATGTAACTGGGACAGCAACAATACAAGCAAATGCTGTCGAAACAGGAATGGTCAATGCAAATGTTATATCTGGACAATCTGCTTACTCTGGAACTGTAGATACCACAAACGACTTTGTATTAATTTATGACCACTCAACAACTTCATTAAAGAAAATAGCTGTATCAGACCTTAACTCTGCTTCTGGTGCAGGTACTATGTCAAACTTTACAATAGCTGCTGATAGTGGTTCTAATCAAGTTGTAGCAGATGCAAATACATTAACATTTACAGGTGGTTCTGGAATAGATACTTCCGTAGGTGGTACTGACGAAGTAACATTTACTCTTAACACAGAAGCTGTTCAAGACATTGTTGGTGCAATGTTTAGTGGCAACACAGAAAGTAATATTACAGTTGATTATCAAGATAGTGATGGAACTATTGATTTATCAGTAACTGGTGGTGGCTCTGTATCAGAAGCATTTAAAACAATTTCTGTATCTGGTCAATCAGATGTAGTCGCAGATAGTGCAACTGATACCTTAACATTTGTTGCTGGTAGTAATATAACTCTTACAACAGATGCTTCTGGTGATTCTATTACAATCGCTGCTACAGATACAAACACACAGCTTACACAAGAACAAGTAGAAGACTTTGCAGCTAATGTAATAGTTGCTGGTGCAAACATCACAAAGACTTATGATGATGCTGCAGGAACTCTTACTATTGCAGCAACTGGTGGTGCAGCAAATGCTTTCTCAACCTTAGCAGTTTCTGGACAATCAAATGTTGTAGCTGACTCTACTACTGATACTTTGACTCTTGTAGCTGGTACAGGAATGACACTTACAACAGATGCAAGTGCAGATAGTATTACATTTGCTTCTTCTGGTGGTGGCGGTGGTACAATGCCATTCACTGCTTTTGATGGAAGTACAGATAATATAGTTTTAAGTTCTGCTTCTACAGCTGGTGCATTACCAGTCACATTAGCTGGTGGTACATCAGACCCAATCAATATGACTGGAACTACTCAGACATTAACCTCTTATGCAGATGATGACGGTGACACAAAAGTAGAAGTAGAAAGAACTTCAGATAACGATACAGTTCATATCAAAGCTGGTGGTACAGATGTTATAACAGCTACAAGCACTGGTGTAACAATAACTAACTTGACTGTCAGTGGAACTACTACACAAGCAAACGAATTAAAAATTACAGATACTTTATTTGAACTAAATGCAGATGGTGGTTCTTTAACTACAGATGCTGGAATGATTATAGAAAGAGGTTCTACAGGAGATAATGCAGCATTTATTTGGGATGAATCAACAGATTCTTTCGTTGCAGGTACAACTGCAACTGATGGTTCTGCATCAAGTAATTTAACTGTTACAGAAGCTACCCTAAAAGCTGCAACTCAATCTCAAAGTGATAACTCTACAAAAGTTGCTACTACCGCATATGTAGATACAGCAGTCGGAAACTTAAGTTCAAACTCAATAGCTGACGCAGATAATGACACAAAGATTCAAGTAGAAGAGGGTTCTGATGAAGACATTATTAGAGCAGATACCGGTGGTCAAGAAAGATTAACAATAGATAACAATGTTTCTATGTCAGCAAGAGGTGGTTTCTTTACACACAATTTAACAATGCATACTTCTGAAACATTTACTATCGCCTCTACTGAAGGTACAGTTGCAGCTGGACCATTAGATGTTCAAGGTACTGTTGATGTTCAAGGAAGTTTGGTAATATTATGAGAAACAAAGTAACGGAGAAGATATGAGTGAATTAAAAGTAGATGCCATATCAGAATCCACTGGTAATAATGCTGTTCGTATGGGACACGCTATTGTTGAAAAAGCAAATGCAGTAAGTCAATCATCAAATACACTTACAGTAGATGCTTCTGATGGAGGTTTATTTACAACCACTGTCACTGCAAATATATCAACATTTGCAATCAACAATCTTGTTGCAGGACAAGCAATAACTATCATTTTTACAAATGATGGAACTGGTGGATATACAATAACAACTAGTATCGCTGTAAATGGCGGTTCTGCTGCAGCAATCAAAACTGCTGGTGGAGCTGGTTGGACAATGTCAACTGCAGCAAGTGCAATAGATATTGTTACATTTTTGTATGATGGCACAAATTTATACGCTGTACCACAACAAGCTTGGGCGTAAGATATGACATTATCTTTAGCAAGACTCGGCTTAATGGGTGGTTCAGTAGATAGTGACTCATTAGAATTTATTTCGGAATTAACTATGGATGGCTCTACATCATCATATAGTATTACAAGTATTCAAGAATCTGAATATGAAGTTCATTTTGTACAAGCTAACGATGTAAGAACTTCAACTAATGGTGGCAGAATGCAATTTAGAGTTATTACTTCTGCAGGAACAGTTAGCTCTAATTCATATTCTTATATGTCACAACAAAACTCTCCTGCTGGTGCTAATGAAACGGTAAATGCTAGTACTAACAATTTACCTTTTATAAAAAATACAGGTACTGTCGCTCACTCTACATCAAATGGAACTATGTATGTTTATCAAGCAGGAAGCAGTACTTTAAGATGTTCAAACAATTATATCTCAACTGCTGTTGACCTTAACAGTAAATTGTATTCTTGGTTTGGTGGTGGTGTTTATAATGCAGAATCAGTAGTTACTGGATTTAACTTTTTTTCAAGTGGAAACCTTTCAGGAAGAGTTAGATTATATGGAGTAAAAAGTTGAGTTTAATAAAAATAGATGAAACTGATATAAGTAGCAATGTATCAAGAGTTACAGTTGATAATGTATTTTCATCTACATATGATATTTATAAAATTATTTTTACAGGTATTACAAATGAAACAGCATTTGATAACGGAAGTTTTTATTTTAGATTGGTTGATAATTCTGGAACTGTCTTAGGAGATAGTGACGGTACAAGTAATTACGATAGAGCTATTCTTTATGCTAGAGGTGCAAGTGCAACTTTCTTAGAATTAAGAAATACAGGAAATAGTATTATGGCGGCAATATATAACGATACAGCAGCAAATAAAGCAGCAATAAATGGTGTTATTTATGTTTTCCAACCTTATGCTTCCAAATATACTTACATACAAGGGCAAAACTCTGGAAGAGCTAAATACTCTTCACCTATACCTGTAATGCAAAGACATGTAGGTTCTCACGATAGTGAAGAAGTTATTAGAGGATTTGATATTAAAGGTAGAAGTCAAGTTGGTGATTTTACAGGTGGAAAAATTGTTACATACGGATTGAAGGCTTGATATGAGTTTATCTAAAGTTTCAACAACCACAGCCTCAAATGTTGCAACAGTTGATATAACTGGTATTACTACAGATGATAATTATATGTTAACGATAACAAATTTAGTGCCTGCAACTGATAATGCACAATTAAGGGGAAGAGTGTTAAAAAGTGGTTCAGCTCAAACTGGTTTGAGTTATGATTATGCTTCTGAAGAGATAAAAGCTCATACAGCTTTTGGTGCGACTTCTGGTGAAAATTACTCGTATTTTAGATTTGAAGTAAATGTAGGTTCAGCTACAGGAGAAATGGCAAATGGAATACTTTATTTAATGAACTTCAATAGTTCATCAGACTATGACCATATATCAACAGAATGGGCTTTCAAGAATAACGGAAACAATTTATACGGTAATACTGGTGGTGGTGTACATACTGTGGTAAGTGCTTCTAATGGTATTCAATTTTATTTCAGCACAGGAAATATTAGTACAGGTACGTTTACTTTATATAAGATAACAGGAGCTTGATTGATATGATAAAATTAATTAGGGAGATATAAATGGCAACATTTCGATTATTACATGTAACAAGAACAGGCGGAGATACTGATGGTTTAGCTGAGTTTACTAACTCAGATACAGTCTTAATGCCTGTACATAGTTCTGACCCTACTGGTTCAACAGAGGGTGAACTTATATATAACTCTTCAGATGATAAATTAAAAATTTACGATGGTTCTGCTTGGCAAGTAGTAGGTAATACTACAGAACAAATACAAGACATTATTGGAGCTATGGTGAGTGGTAATACTGAAACAAATGTTACCGTAACTTATCAAGACAGTGATGGAACTTTAGACTTTGTTGTTGCTGGCTCAGATACAGTAAAAGATGCAGATAACGATACAAAGATACAAGCTGAAGAATCTTCTGATGAAGATAAATTAAGATACGATATTGCTGGTACAGAAGTCGCAGTACAAGACGGTGGTGGCTTAGCATTTACTACAAACTCTGGAACTGTTAGACATCACCAAACTCAAGCTGCTACTTATACTATTGCTGCAAATGAAGGACAGATAATGGCAGGACCAGTAACTATTACTGGAACTATAACTAATAATGGAACACTGGTGATAATGTAATGGCAACACTAAAAGTAAACACAATATCTAAAAGCTCTGGAAATAATGTTTCTATGCAACATAGTTTAAATTTAAAATCTTACACGACTACTCAAAGGGATGCTTTAACAAGTGCTGCTGGAGATATGATATACAATTCTACAACAAGCAAAGTTCAATTTTATAACGGCTCGAGCTGGAATGATTTATAATGTCTACACTCGAAACCAACTCTATAGGTAAGTACAACGGAAATAATGTTTCTATTGATGATGCTTTAAATTTAAAATCTTACACTACAACTCAAAGGGATTCTTTAACTTCTTCTGAAGGTGATTTAATTTACAATTCTACTACAAATAAAGTTCAAGTTTACAATGGTTCTGCTTGGGAAGACACAGGACCAGCAGGTTTTGATATTCAATATTTAGTAATAGGTGGTGGTGGTTCTGGTGGACAAGGTCAAGCTGGTGGTACTTCTGGGGGTGGAGGCGGTGCTGGTGGTTATAGAAACTCTTATGCTAGTGAAACTACAGGTGGTGGTGGCTCAACAGAAACAGTATTTAGAGCTTTGAAATCTACAAACTATACAATAACAGTTGGTGCTGGTGCAACATCTATGCCAAAACAAGTTGCCTCATATGCTGACCACAGAGATTTATATAAAACTTATTCAGGAGGCGATAGTGAATTTGATAGAATTGTAGCTTATGGTGGTGGGCAAGGTGGTATCTGGACTAATATTGGTGGTGTAAGAGGTGGTTCAAGCGGTGGTTCTGGAAAAGTTGGTGCTACTGCTTTACAATCATCAGATGCACCTATGAAACCAACACAAGGTTTTATTGGTGGAAATAGTAATAATAATTATAATGCAGGTGCTGGAGGTGGCGGTGCTGGAGGTGCTGGTGCAGATATGAGTACAAGTTCTGCTACTGGTGGTAATGGCGGTGCAGGATTATCTTCATCTATAACTGGAAGTGCTGTTACTAGAGCAAGTGGTGGTGGAGGTGGTGGTAACTCTACAAGAGGTACTGCTTCTGCTGGTGGTGGAGGTAATGGTGGTCAAGGAAACGGAGCAGGAACTGCAGGAACTGTAAACACAGGTGGTGGTGGAGGTGGTTCTTCTCATGGTTCTAGTCCTAATGATGGAAGAGCTGGTGGAGCAGGTGGAAGTGGTTTAGTAATTTTAAGATGGGCAACAGCAGATGCAACAATAGGTGCAACAAGAACAGGACTAACTGATGGTGGAGTTCAGACAGATGGTTCTGATTCATATATAGTTTTTACTGCAGGAACAGGTACAGTGAGTTTTTCATGAGTAGAGTAAAAGTAAATAAAATAGAAGCTAGAAGTGGTAATAATGTTGCAATGGAAAATTCTTTACAGATTAAAGGATACACAGCTTCTGAAAGAGATGCTTTATCTAATCCACAAGCTGGCGATGTAATTTATAACGAAGACGATGGAACAATAGATTTTTATAATGGTTCTGCTTGGTTTGCTACTTCTGGTTCTACATTTTCATTTACAGTTGATTATTTAGTAGTCGCTGGTGGTGGAGGTGGTGGTACTCCAGCTAATCCGGGAGGCGATAACTTTGGTGCTGGTGGAGGTGGTGGTGCAGGAGGTTTGAGAAGTTCAGTCACAACATCTGGTGGTGGTAATAGCACAGAGAGTAGTTTGAGTGCAGTCCCTGATGGAACTACTTATTCTGTGACTGTAGGTGCTGGTGGTTCAGCATCTAGCAATGGTAATAATAGTACTTTTAGCACAGTAACTTCTATTGCAGGTGGTGGTGGTAGGGGTTCTTATTCTGGAACTGCAAATTCAGGTGGTTCTGGAGGTGGAGGTGCTGGTTCTGTTACTGGTGGTAATAATTCTTCAAGTGGTGGTGCAGGAACAGCTAATCAAGGTTTTGCAGGAGGCGATGGTTATGGTGGTAGTGGTAACTATGGTGTTGGTGGAGGTGGAGGTGGTTCATCTGAAGCTGGTCAAGGTGGTTCAGCAAGCTCAAGTTTAAACGATGGAGGAGATGGTAACGCTATAGCTATATTAAGTGTTGCTAATGCTAGTGCTGGTTCTATAGGTGATGTAGATGGTTCAGATGTATATTACGCAGGTGGTGGCGGAGGTGCAGCTGGTTTAGGCAGAGGTATTGGTGGCAAAGGTGGTGGTGGTATTGGTTCTGGTCACGGTGGTAATGCAAACGCTGCTGGTACAGCAAACACTGGTGGCGGTGGAGGTGGTGGTGATAGACGAGGTTCACAGACTGGTGCAGCTGGTGGCTCTGGAGTGGTTTTAATTAAATACCCAAGCGATAAAACAATTACTGTTGGAGCTGGTCTAACATCATCAACATACACTGAAGGTAGTTATAAAATTACTGCTTTTACAGCAGGAACAGGAACAGTGACATTTGCATGAGTGAATTAAAAACAAATAAAATAGCTACTAATGATGGAAACAATGTTGCTATTGACAATTCTTTAAAATTAAAATCATATACAACTACACAAAGAGATGCACTTACAAGTGCTGCTGGGGATACAATTTTCAATACAACTACAGCCAAAGTTGAATATTATAATGGTTCTGAATGGGTAGAAACAGGACCTGCAACTTTAGATGGTGATTTAACTTATCTTGGAACATATGATTACACCTCATCAACAATATCTGGTGGAATAACAATTACAACTACAGATAATGGCGGATATCTTGATGTAGCAAATTACAGTCGCTTTAAGATTTTTATTACTCAAGCAAAAAATAGTGGTGCTTATGATATGAACTTTGTTTGGGCTGCAAGAAATGCAAACAACTCAGGTAATCTTTCTGGTACGACAAATTATACAGGTACTACATACCAAACTAGAGGTAACAATACAAATACAATTAATCATAACGACCAAGCACAGCATTATCATGTATTGACTGCTACTGTTATGGATGCAAATAACGATAGTCAAGCAACTGTTATGTTAGATGTTTATAATCTTGGTAATAATGGTTTAATGCCATCTGGTATACCAACAAGTAATTACAGAGGAACTAATAATGTAATAGGTTTTGACTTTGGTGGAGTATGGTATGAAACACAATATGAAATTGGTGCAGTAAAAATAGTTGGTTACACATCATCAACTTGGAATTTTTATGTAGATATATATGGTATAAAATGAGTAGATTATTAGCACAGACAAATATAGTTTTTTCAACTCACGAACAAGTACTAGTAGATTTCACTGATGTATTTTCTGCTACTTATCCAGCTTATGAAATACTTTGCGAAAATATCAACGGTACAAATGATAATAGTTATATAAACGCAAATCTTATAAATAGTAGCGGTAGTGTTTTAAGTGATAGTAATTATACATGGAAAGAAGCACAGATTAGAGATAGCGGAACTACACAAACTTCTTCTATAGGTCAAGCTGCTGCAATGTGGTCAATAGGTAGACCTAGTGGTGCATCAAATGGAAAATATGCAGGAATTATAAAATTGCAATTAATATCACCTTTTGAAAGTAACAGCTTTACACAATTTATATCAAGAACTACACATTGGAGTGGTACTTCAGGAAGACATGGTATGTGGGCAGGTAATTACAAAAATGCAGTTAGCTGCACAGGTATTAGATTTTCAACACCAGCGAATACAAGCTCTGCTTGGTATAACTTCAATGGTGGAAGAATTTCAATATATGGGATAGGCGGTTCGTAATGTCAGTAGATAGTGCATATAATTTAGTTGCTTCATCAACAATTACTAGTGCAAGTGCATATGCAGATTTAGATGGAATGGATAGTACATATAGAATTTATGTAGTATATTGTGCAGATGTTAAACCAAGTGAATCAAGTTATTTGCAGATAAAACCAAAAGTATCAGGTTCAGTTGTAACCGGTTTTAATAATCAAACGGCAGGTCGAAGAACGCTTATGACTTCAGGTAATCCGGGACTTTATGCAAGTGGAAGTATCGGAGGAACTAGAGAATATATAGCACAAACTGGATACCATGCTCATTCAAGTACTGGAAGTAATTCATACATGGAAGCTTACATTTTGAATAGTCAAAGTAGTTCACATCATACTTTTGTAAATTGTCATTGGGTTACAAATCAAGATGCTACAAATTATGGTGCATATGGTGTTCAAGGTTTTGAATTTCAAACTGATGATATTTTGACTGGAGTAAGAATTGCAATGTCAGCTGGAACTATCAACAATGGTAAGTTCCTTTTATATGGTTTAGACAAGAGTTAAGGAGGTGAAATGGCTACATTAGAAGAATTTGTTACCGAAGTTACAGCAGAAGTTGAGGCACAAAAACCTATGATGATGAATGTAAATGGTAAAGAAGAAGAAATGAGTGATGATGATTATGATTGGTATATCAATGTCAACGCACAAGCAAGATTTGACCAACAAGAAAATGGTTATAAATATGCAAGAGAAAATTCTTACTTACCTTTACAGGAACAATTGGACCAAATATGGCATGCTGTAGATGCAGGATTGTTTGGTGAAGATGCAAAAACTTCAGACTGGTATGAAGATATCCAAAAGGTTAAAAATGATAATCCAAAACCAGAGTAACCTTTTCATAATGAAAATAAGTAATAAATTATTTAGTATAATAGAAAAGATAGGAGATTAAGATGGCACATTACGCCTTTCTCAACGACAACAACATAGTTACTGAAGTGATTACTGGTGTCGATGAAGATGCAAAAGAAACCCTTCCAGAAGGCTTTGATAGCTGGGAAGAATGGTACGCTGACTTTAGAGGTCAGACTTGCAAAAGAACTTCATATAATACATCAGCTAATGAACACTCTGGTGAAGGTACAGCATATAGAGGAAACTATGCAGGTATAGGTTATACCTACGATTCCGAAAATGATGTATTCTATGCTCCAAAACCATATTCAAAGTGGGTTCTAAATGAAACTACTTGGACTTGGGAAGCACCTGAAGATATGCCAGATGATGATAAAAACTACATCTGGAATGATAATAAAGGTGAGTGGGAAGAACTCGTTGAAGAATAATGTCAAGTGAATTAAAAGTAGATACTATATCAGCAAAAACTGCTAATGGTGCAACATTACTTGAAGTACCAGTAAAAAAATTACAAACATTAACATCTTCAAGTGGCACTATGACTGTAAATGCTGGTCTAGGTTCACAAGGTCAAATTACTTTGACTGAAAATATATCAACTATAGCTTTTACAAACATACCAACAAGTGGTGTATTTGAAATGGTTATATATATTACACAACACGCATCATCAGCTAAAACAGTTTCATTCGGAGATATTACAGTCAATGGAGGTTCTTCTGTCAAAGGTGAAACTGGTGGTGGTTCATCACTTAGTATGTCATCGACAGTATCTGCTACTGATAGATATGAGTTCTTTTTTATAAACGCTGGCACTCCTAAAGTAAATCAAACAGCGAATTATCAATCTGGTTTTCCTCATACAGATGGAGAAATACTTAGAGTTGATGCTGGAGATAGTGATAGTTATAGTGGTAGTGGTCTT